CATCCTCAAAGTTAGCCCAAACAGTAAAACTTACATTAGTAGCAGAATTAGAACCAATAGGAGTCATAGCATTCAAAGTAACACGACCAAAGCTACCTTGTCCAGTCACCAAGTTAACATAAATATATGGAGAAATGTAAGGTGTAATAAATTCAACAGCAGTCTGATTAGCAAGATTCAGAATGGTATGTGGAAGGCCACAAACAGCAACCATATCTGCACCAGTAGGAGCTGACACGGGTAACGATTTGTAAAACCAAGCAGTATGTTGGGGCATATATTGAGAATAGGGTAGAAAAGAGAGAACTGCCATACCTTGTTGGAAAGGTTGTGAATTCATCTGCACACGAACACGAACACGTGCTCGCATACCAACGAACCCAGTCACCTTCGCGGTGTTTTGTGCAAAAGCAAGAAGATCACCTGGAAAATTAGCAGACCATAACTCAGTTCCTTCAACTGCCGTGGCACCCCATAGTCCTTGTTTCATGACCACGGGCCTCTTCAAAAAATCTTGGATAGTATGTTCAGATTTCCGACCAACAACGCCTCCTAGATGTTTCAGAATTGAAACTTCATCGGAAACATAATTGTCAGACTTCACAGTACCATCCTCATGGAAAACCAAAGTATCAAAACGTTCTGGAGTTGTAGTCTGGGTAATATCCGGGTTAGCATTGAAATCTTGTGTATCGAGTTTATTTGTCATTGTGTTAGCAGGCCGAGGGTACTTAGGCGCATGTCGACCTAGACATACGCCGCACTGTTAGTTCTCTGGGTATTGTGAGGGCTGCTCACATCCGACCCTGAGAAGTAAACCTAAATAGATACGGATTCCATGTGGCAGCAGTGTTATTTTCCTTAGACTAACAGAAATTTGTAAGAAAATACAAGATCACACACACACAGCTTAGTTAAGGTCAGAAGCTTGACCGCCAATAATTTGTTTCGACACATCACGTGGCATGTGATAGTGAAGGAAATCTTCGAAATGGACATTAGGTACGCCAGATGATATGGCGCATTGGACAACTCTGGGAGCCCATTCATCGAAGATCTCTTTACCATGTGCAGCGATCTCTTGCAGCACATCTTGCACAACATCAGACTCAATTGTTTTGGGATCAACAACTGAGTTTCTACGGGTCCAATTTAACGTCTCAAGACGACCAACCAACTCAGCAGGACAAGTATGTCTCTGCAAAACTGGTGACCATTTCCAAAATCGCTTCAAAAATTGTACCTCATGCAGATTCATAAAACCAGCAATTTCACCAGTCTTAGCAGCATCGGTATATTGCATACCAAGTAAAGTGAATTCATCAGTCAAGACCTGCATGTTCCAAAACTCTTTAGCAATATTAGAAACAGTCCAGATGTTATCGTCACCATAGGTAACTAGTCGTACGTGACTGTTAAACGCTTGCATTGTCTTAAGATTTTTTGGTGCAATGCGAAGCCAAATGTAACGGAAGGCAATCAAAAGATATCCAGATCCAAAATCAGAAGTTCCAAAGATACCAGAAGGAAGCGAATGAGTACATTGATACGCTGCACCACGGTAATATCGCACACAGTAAACCAATTGCATCCACAAAGCTTTGCGAATTTCAGTATTACCATCATTATACATACGATCAATCACATAAAAGAGTTCCCACAAAATTTTATCCATCAAAGTACCATCAAGGTTGCCGAAATCGCCATCACCAGCGTTATCGTAACTCACTTCATTCAAATACTTGTACATGTATTCCCACTCTTCTGACCACACATTTAAGCCAACACCAGTACCATTACGGATGCGATTTTTGCGAATAGCTACAATAGCATCCATAAAATACTGACGAATCACAACGTTCAAATGCATAGGCAATACAGTGAACACACGAGTCTTTCCAGCAAGCACTTTCTCTTTCGGGCGACGCTCATCTTTCAAACAATCAAGAGACAAAATGTTGAGAGTCTTTCCAGCTTTGATGTTTTCAACGAGTTCCTCACACGCTAAAGTAAGCTCCTCATATCCAGGACTAGATGGGTCAAACCCCTCCGTTCCAAGATAAAAAGTCTTACCT